TAGCCAGAGCCCAGGGCCCAAAGCACTCCTCCCCCACAGAACTACAACCTAAGGAGAAAATGAATGACAAAACTTATTGAACAAACCTACAACCTCAATATCACACCCAGACAAGGACCTCTTGGTCAGCTCCTCGTGCAAGTCGAGGGCATGGAGCCGATGACAGGGCAGGACTTCCTAACTTGGCTGCACGCTGCAAGCCAGAGTCCAGAGCAAACCCTGCGCCCTGCAAACCGGAACTCCATAGAGGTCTGGAGGGACACCAAGCTCAGCCCGATGCCCAAAGCCAAGCTCAAGGAGATGGATGAGTTCAGGGAGCAGTGGAAAAAGTTCAAGAGAAAGTTCCCGCAGAAGTCCAATGAAGAGCTCAATGAGATGACTCGAGAATGGCTGGATACCAAGAACAACTTCCTCGCCAACTGGGCAGACCAATTCGCAGAAGACCTGCTCAGCGGGAAAATCTAGGGAGGCCTGAGATAGCTCCCACAACCACACGTTAAGCTATCTCCCTAACCAAGGAAAACCCATGACACAAGAAACAAAAATACAGGAATTCAACAACAAGCTACTTTTTGCAGCTCTCAGCTATACCACATCGACAACCAAGCTTCTCTTGCAAGAATGCAAGACTGCAGGACTGGAAGTCTTTGCGGCGGAAGTCTTTGCGGCGGATGCTGGCTAAAGTAGCTCAGGCAATAGAGAATTTAGGAGAACAATCATATGACTAGTCTAGTAAAACGTAGGGTAGACCAACCCATTATCTTCAATGCCCGTGCTGTGCGAGAAGAGCTCAAAGCCCAGTTTCAAAGCCTTGAGTTCTGGACCTGCACACTGGAGCTCAAGCCAAGCTATCAAGACAGCCTTGTAAGCTTTCGCCGAGGACAGGTCTTCATCAGCACCGGCTCGATACATGAGCCTCAGCAAGAGGTCTTGGACTTCAAGAGGGAGCTCAGGGACCCTGAGAGTCCAATCTCCCAGCTCCCCATCGCAAGCCTGACTTTTGTCCTCGGCGTGCAAGAGCAAGGGCAAGCCTCTCAAGAGGTGCCGCTCTTTAAGAAGCTTTGTGAAATAACCACAGGAGAGATAAACCCAGAAACCTACAAAGCTTTGCAGCTTTTCATGGCCGACCTCCTGCTCAATACAGATGGCATGGACTCTTGGTTCAACCAGAGGGAGGACCCGAGATGGCAAACTCTCACCAGGTAGGAGGCAAGGCTCAGAAGCAGGGGCTAGCCCTAGCCTGCAACCCGCAGCGCCGACGGAGGCTAAGCTCCACCATCGGGCAGACCCGAAGGCAAGCTTACCTCAGCCTCGGACCACAGGAGGACAAGCTCTACCCAGGAACCTACACACGGCAGCTTCTCCTCAAGAAGCCTGGCTGCAAGGCACTGCCCATAGCCAAGCTCCAGTATAAGGCTAGCCAGCCGATTTGGTTTGAGGGTTCTTGGGGACAGACTGAAATCCTTGGCTCAGCGGAGGGCAAAACCATCTGGCAGATTAAGCGAGCTGTGCTCACTGCCTATCGCAGACAATATCAAACAACTATCGCCCACTATCAAGCAAAGCTTGAGGGGCTGAAAGGAATCAAACTCAATGGAGAATATTAAGGTCAAGAAAGCACCAAAAAAGCTCAAGGCTTGGATAGCAAAGCAGGTCCAAGTTCGCCAGCCCTACCGGCAGGCTAGATTTGCAGTCCAAGGCATGAATGCTTGTGGAAGATACAAAACTGTAGAGATTTTTAGCGAACTTCCAGAACCATCTTTTAATTACTGCAAAGAAACTCCCTACTGGCAGCCAGACAACTTTGTCTTCTGGGCACCTTGTCCATACTTTGTAGCTTTTGGTATCATCTATCAGTTGGAGGACTAAAGTATGACCCAGACCCTCACACCCACCCCTGAGCAGGAAGCCTTCTGCCAAGCTCTTTGGGCCGGCAAGCCTTGCTTCCTCTCAGCTCGTGCCGGCACTGGCAAGACTAGCACTATCAAGCTTGCCCTTGAGCTAGCACCAAAGCCTCTGGACTGCACAGTCATAGCCTTCAATAAGCAAAACCAAGAGGACCTGCAGAAAGCCCTAGGAGGCAGAATCCGTGTCGCAACCTTGCATAGTCTTGGCTTCTCCGCCCTGCGCCAGTTCATGCCAGGACTAGAGCTTAATACCGGTAAGCTCTTTGAACTTACCAAGCAGCACAGACTCAAAGGCCGGAACCCTCGGCAGAGATTCTCTGACACCATGCGGCTAGTAAGCTGTGCTAAGAACTGGGGCCTCGTGCCAAGCCGACCCCGGGGCAAGAAGCCCTCTTTCAAGCCAGGCCTTGTGCCGGATACCCCTGAGTCCTGGCTTGCCTTAGTCGACCACTTTGAGCTTTGGGAAGCAGACCTTGAGGCAGCCAGGGAGATTCTCCAGGAGAGCAATGAACTCTTCTGGACTCAACACCAGATAGACTTTGACGACATGGTCTACCTGCCAGTCGCCCTCGGCCTTCAGGTCTTTTCCTCCAGTCTGATGCTAGTGGATGAGGCGCAGGACTTGAGTCCACTTAACCTTCGCATGCTCCAGAAAACTCCGGCAAAAATCTGGTATGTCGGTGACCCTTTCCAGTGTATCTACACCTGGCGAGGCTCGGACGAAGATGTCCTCACAAGCTTGAACCTGCCTGAGCTTCCGCTTACCACCTGTTGGCGCTGTGACCAAGCCATCATTCGCCAGGCCCAACGCTATGTGCCGGACATCAAGGCAAGACCGGAGGCAGAACCTGGTCAAGTCCAGCTCTACTCCGAGATGCCAGACTGGCAGGCAGAGCCACCTGCAGTAGTGCTAGGCCGAACCAATGCGGCTCTCATTAAGCTAGCCTTGGAGATGAGGGCCAGTCAGAAACAGGTCTGTATCTTAGGCCGAGACCTTGCCAAGACCCTAGCTGGAATTCTGGAAGAGTTCAAGGGGAATACCCGTGCAAGGCTCTTGGAGGAAACTCAGACCTGGTTCAACAAGATGTCTGACAGGTATCCACACAAGCAGCTTGAGTTCCGGGATTTGGCCAGGTGTCTGCAAGCTTTCATCCAGGAATACCACGGCGTGCCAGCAATCTTGCGAGAGCTCGGCCGGCTCTTTTCAGATGACCCACTGCCAGGTGCCTGGATTCTTTCCACCATTCACAAGGCTAAGGGGAGGGAATGGCCTAGGGTCTGGCTTCTGAATTGGTCAGGCTCGGGACTGAGTCAACCCTGGCAGGTTAAGGAGGACCGGAACCTACGTTATGTAGCCACGACCAGAGCTAAGCATTTCCTCGGAATCATAGATGAAACCGCTTGGAATCCAGAAGCCAAGCTGCCTGACTGGAGGCAGCTATGAGCCAGGACAAAAGCAGGGAGCTTCCCTCCCTAAAGCCACAGCTCGAGCTCAGACTCAGGTTGCATGGATGGCCCCTCTCCAATTTCGAATACCAGCTTGTCGCTTTAGCCTTGCAACACTCGCTTCGGGATGGTATAATGCAGGCATTGGAAGAGGTGGAACTTCAGAAGCTAGGTGGACTTGACTTTGACCTAGACTTCAAAGTCGCCGTTCCACAGAATGAAAACTTAGACAAGCTACAATAGGAGAGCAAGATGAGATATGAAAGAAAGAACCTGGACGCAGGCAACGTGCATGTGCTGAGGGACCAACAAGGCAAGCTCTACCTAGCTACCAAGGAACCTTTTGGTTGGCTCAGTCTAGACGACCAACCCCTCATGTATGGCTATCGTGACCATGGCTCGATTGAGGTTCTTTGGAACAAGCTTGCACAGTATCAACACGCTGCAAGGATTTTGCAAGGTGGAGTCAAGACTCAATTCCAGCAAGTCCTTGCGCTTTTTGCAGAGATAGAAAAATAGAAAAGGAAAGGAAGGAAGAGATGGGAATACTAGATGAACTACTGGGAGCACAAGGTGCTGAGCCTCCCGCGCCACCCAGACCAATGCTAGCTTCAGCTCTCAGCGAGGCTACCCTGGACCAAGTTCGCTGGCCAAAGCTTGTGAGCTTCAAGGTGGATGGCTACCGGTGTCAGCTTAGGGATGGTCGAGCCTATGCCAGGAGCGGCAAGCTGCATCCCTGCAAGGCTGTCCAGGAGTGGGCAAAGCAATTCAGCCTGCCTCTAGACGGCGAGCTCATAGTGCCAGGCAAGGCTTTTAATGAAGCAGGTGGACTCCTGCGCCGGGCTGATTACTCCGGGCCTTTCGAGTTTCTGGTCTTTGACCTTGTGCAGGACGGACTCAAGGCACAGGAGCGCTATCAGTTTCTGCAGCATGCTCAAGTCTACTGGCCAAGCAACACCAAGCTGCTGACCCAGTGGTGGACAGAAAGCAAGGAAGGCCTGCTGAGTCTGGAGAACCTAGCCTTGCAGCATGGCTTTGAGGGTCTGGTTCTGCGAGAGCCTGGAGCTCTCTACAAGCATGGGAGGGGAACTCTGAAGGACCAAATCATGCTCAAGCTCAAGCGGTTCAAGACAGCGGAGGCCAAGGTCTGGGCAGTGGAGCCCAGAAAGTTCAACTCCAATCCAGCTCAGCTCACGCCTCTTGGCTATACAGAGCGAAGCACTGAGGCCTCCGGCATGCTCGAGACCAATGTCCTTGGAAAGCTGCATTGCATCGGGCTTAACGGGCCTTTCGCAGGAGCCAAGTTCTCCATAGGAAACTTCGATGGGCTCACTGACCAAGACAAGATTCAGCTTCTCGCCGAGCCACCCCTCAACAGAGTGCTGACCTATAAGTATTTCCCTGAGGGAGTTCTCAACCGACCCAGACATCCAGTATTCCTAGGTTGGAGGCCGGAGTGGGATTTGCCCTGCGAGGAGGAGCCCTGGGAGGAGCCCTGCGAGGAGGAGCCCTGCGAGGAGGAGGTGCCTAATGCTGATTAAACCAGAGCGCATTAAGCCACTTACCTCTTTCACTCGCTGCACGAGATACCAGTGGAATTTCCAGAAGCAAGACCCGGGGCAGCGGGGCAGGCTAGTCAAACTTGTGGCTCAGCTTCAAGACAGAAGCTACCTGATTCTCGGGCAAGGCTGTGCCTTGGCTCCCCTGGAGTGGGCTGAAATTGACAGCCCAGGCTTTCATGGTCCTCGCCCCAGACTCACAATACCTGCACCGAAGTCCCGCCCCTGCCTTTGGATGGGTAGGGGTGCGCTGCGGATTCCTAATGGGCCAACAGACCTAGCTTCAAGAGGAGGACAACCTTATGACGAATAAACTTCAAACACTGAGTGCTCCTCGTGACCTACTCGAGCGTGCATTGGCAAGCGTGAACGGCTTGAGAATCTGGTTTCCCACCGAGTCCGCAGCTGTATCTATGCGAAACAGAATCCAGACTGTGAAGACCGAGGACCGAAAGCAGAGCTGCAAGCTCTATGACATAGGGAGCCCACTCTACAACACCAGCTCCTACGATGGGGTGGCTTGTCATATTCAACCTGTGGAAGTCTACACCCAAGACTTCGCACCCAAGCCAGGTCAGCCAACCGAAGGCTTCTGGCTTTATATTAACCCAGCCTCAGCTGCAAGCTCTGGCTACTATGTGGAGGAACTTTGAAATGATTTACTGTAAGCAGCCTATTGGAGAAACTACTGCCTGGTTCAAGATGCCTAGCAAGAAAACCCTGGAGCAGTCTTGGCGCAGACTTGTGGTTATGGCTTGGAAGTCTGAGATAGATGGACAGCCTCGATGCTCTGGGCTGTCCATTACCTTGCAGGCTCAAGTCTGCCCTGCAAGTGAAGTGCCAGATTGGGCCAAGCAAGAGCTGAAGAAGTTGGCAGGCTAAGTGGGAGTGGGAGGCCGGGCTTGCTCGGACAAAAACTTTTTGAGCTATCTCGGCATTTTCCCACTTGACAACCTCGCCTCTTCATATTATTATTCATAATGTATCACGGCAATCCCGCCGAGCCCACTAACCCGGGGCACGGCAATCCCGCCGAGCCCACTAACCCGAGGCAAGGCAATCCCGCCGAGCCCACTAACTGAAAGGAACCTACTATGGTTGATTTTACTGAAGAAACTTCCCGCAAGAATATCATCATCAAGAAAGTTGAGTATACCATTGCTCAGCCTTTTGCTGAAGGCCACGTCTGCACGGCCAACGAAGCTAATGCCTTGAACCAGCTCCTGTCCGAGAACGTCCGCAACAACTTTGCTCCGAAAGTTGAGAAGTCTGAAGTCGCTCCGACACAGGAAGACTTGGACAACTACGTAGCCAGCTACCAGTTCGGCGTTCGCAGCGTTAGCTCTTCTGATCCTGTTGAGAAAGTTATGCGTCAGCTCGTTGAGCGCAAACTCATTGAAGCCCTCAAAGCCCGTGGCAAAAACAAATCCAGCCTCAGCTCTGAAGAGTTCAAGAATGCTATCGACGCAGCTGTTGAGAAAAACCGTGATGTTCTGTATGCTAAGGCTAAAGAAATTGTCATGATGCAGACTGCTGAAATCGACTTGGCTCTGTAAGGACTTTTGGCATGAAGGCAAGTCTAAGCTCAGCACAATTCCTTGCATACCAAGACTTGCTTTCTGCCATGCACCAAGCTACAAAAGAAACCAGAGGAGTCAAGATACAAGTTCCTCTCCCGCAAGTTCCCCTGCTCAAGAGAGCCTTCTATCTTTGCAAGGCAAGCGAGGTGGAACTCCAGGGCTTGAGCCTCTTGTCAACCCCTGACTCCTCCAGGTTTCTTATTTACCACCAACCACCTGAAAGGATACCCAATGGCTAAGACTTGGAGTAAATTTCTAATCCGCTTGGACCCTAGCGTGCATTATACTCTTATGCAGCTATGTCCGAACCCCACTCTGGCTGTTCGGCATCTTGTCAACCTGTATGTAAAGCAGCTTGCTCAAGCGAAATTCAAAGGGCAGGAAATTCCTGCTGAGTTCAACTTAGATTTGGAGGAGATAGAACGAGATGACAGAAACCAATAGCCAAGACCTCAACCCGATAGCCGATGCAGACTTTGAAGCCATCGACAGGCTTTTCAACAAAGACCCTCAATTCCTCACAGAGGAGGACATTAGCTTGATAGTTCAGAAGCTGCGTTCCGGTCGAGGCAAGTGGCTGCATGAATCTGAGAAGAAAACCGCAGCAAAGAAAAAGCTGAGCAAGGCTGAGAGCAAAGACCTCTTGGCAAGCTTGAACCTGAGCTTCTGAAAGGAGTCCATAGAATGACAGACCAAACCACCGAAGACCTGCTTGCTGTGCCGGAAGAGCTCAAGCATCAGAGTGCTGAGCCAGAACCCTTGCCAGTCAATCATGCCTTCTCTACAGCCAATCCTCTCATGCAGCTTATCTGGGATGCCACATCTCTTGGCACCCTCCGTGAATGCCCGAGGAAATACTATCTCCAGGTCATCCGAGGCTACACCACCAAGCGAGCCGCCTTGGCTCTGGACTTTGGCATTGCCTTGCATGAAGGCTTGGAGCTTTTCTACCGGAACAAGGCCAAGGGCATGGACCAAGCTGAGAATGAGGCCGCTGTAATCAAAGCTCTCCTCCGGCATCCCTTGCGCCAGAACATAGATAAATACGAGGACCAGACTCGGAACTCCCGCACCTTGGTCTTTGCAGTCTGGGACTACATGCAGCACTACAAAAGCGAGCCTTGCCAGACTATGATTTTCTCCGACGGCACAGTCGGCGTCGAGCTACATTTCCAGATGGAAACAGACATCATCACTGGAGCTGGGGAAAAGATTTCCCTGGCCGGACATATTGATAGGCTGACCAAGCAGGACCTTGGTATTTTCATCCAGGACCACAAGTCCACGAGCATGCCGCTGACTCAGCGCTACTTCGACCAATACAAGCCGGATACTCAGATGACTCTCTACACCATTGCAGGCCAGGTTGTCTTTGCAACTCCAATCCGAGGTGTGATGATAGACGCCATTGACCTGAAGAAGGGCGAGTTCTCCAGGCAGATTTCCCTTCGCTCTCAGGAGTTCTGCGAAGAGTGGTTGGCTGAGCTTGAGAGCTGGATAAAGGTAGCCGAGTTCTATGCGACTCGAGGAATCTTCCCGGCCAATGATAAAAGCTGTCATAAATACAGTGGGTGTCCTTTCAAAAACTACTGCACAGCACCGTATGCTCTGAGGGAACAAATCCTCCAGGAGGACTTTGTCAAGCGTGTCTGGGACCCCAGTCAACCGAGAGGAGATTAGCCCATGCTAGACCTGTTGTGCTTCCTTGCAATCTGTACTGTGATAGCTGTCTTTGGCTACGCTGGCCTCACTTTCGTTCTTACAATCTTTTTTCTTAGGAGTTTAAAATGCCGACATTAGAAACTTATAAAGCAGACAAACCAATCAAGATGCTCTACATGGGCGACACCGGAACAGGTAAGACAGGAGCCCTGGCAAGCCTAGCCAATGCAGGTTACAAGCTACACATTCTGGACTATGACAATGGCTTGGACATTCTGTCCACCGCAGTAAAGCCTGAGTTCCTCAAGAACATTGAGTATGAAACCCTTACGGAGAAGAAGAAAGCTGTAGGTGGCACGGTGCTTATCCAGGGCACACCGAAGAGTTTCGCCAGAGGCCTGGCCTTGCTCACTGAGTGGTCTGGAAAATACACCTCCAAGGAGGACATCATAGTCATTGACTCTCTGACCTTTATGTCCGACGCAGCCCTTGAGCATGTCCTTGCAGGAGCCGGCCACACAGGGCGCCAACCGGAAATCCAGGAGTGGGGCTTGGCGATGAGCCTCATCGAAGATGTCCTGAGCATACTCTACTCTGACGACCTGAAGTGCAATGTCATAGTCAATAGCCATATCAAGTATATCCAAGATGAAGGCTCCGGCATGGTCAAGGCACAGATTAATACCCTTGGCTCTAAGCTACCTCCCAAGGTAGGTCGTTATTTCAACCACCTTATCATGGGACAGATGGTTGGCACTAAGCGAGTCATCAAGACCAAGGGCTCTGCCATGTTTGGCCTGAAGAGCCCAAACCCAGACAAAGTCAAAGAGCAATACAGTGTGGAGTCTGGCTTAGCTGAATACTTCCAGGATGTCAAATCCTAACCTTTGGGCAGGGAATCCTCAATCCCGCTGCAGGCTTCCGTGGGTAGGCTGCCTAAAACCCACAACCTTATGAGCATAAAGAAGCTCACCTCAAAACTTACTAACTCTAACTCTTAAAGAAAGGAAACCATTATGGTAGATTTTACTAGCTTACTTGAAAAGAAAACTGATGACGTTGAAGCTCCGGCACTGTTGCCGACTGGCTCTTACCTGATGACAATCGCTCAGTATCGCACTGGCGAATCAGCTCAGAAGAAAACTCCCTATGTTGAGTTTGACCTGAAAGTCGCACAGGCTATGGAAGTTGAAGACCAGGAAGCTTTAGCCAAAGTTAAAAACCTGCAGGACAAAACCCTTAAAACTCAGTTCTACCTGAGTGAGGATTCCCTGTTCCGCCTGAAAGACTTCTTATCCAAGACTGGCTTGCCGACTGAAGGCAGAAGCTTTGCTGAAATTTTGTCTGAAGTTGCCGGTGCTCAGATTGTGGGTATTGTATCTCACAGAGTTAACCCGAACAACTCAGAACAAATCTTTGCCGAAGTTCGGAACTTTGTAGCAGCCTAGGCTAGCTGGGTTGCCAGGCACCCTAAGCCTGGCACTTTCTTGGGAGGCTCGGCAGTTCAGACTGGTTCAACTCCAGCCCCTCCCACTTCTTTTTAATTATCTTGGAGAACCACCTTGACACAGACAATTTTCCTAGACCATATTCAAATTAAACCAGATCGGCAACGTAAAGACCTTGGCTCTTTGGAGGAGCTCAAAGCTAGCATCCTCCAAGTCGGCACGCTTATCAACCCCATTGTGGTAGAGCCTCAGCCCTCCCGTCCCGGCTACTTCTGGCTCATCGCAGGAGAACGCCGGTTCACGGCATGGAACGAGCTCTACACCTCAGGTCAAATACACCCAGAGATTCCAGTCACGGTATGGTCAGACCTGGACGAACCCGCCCGTCAGCTCATCGAGCTTGAAGAGAACATTAAGCGGAAAGACCTGACATGGCAAGAACATGTTCAGGCCACGGCCAAGCTCTATGCTCTCAAAGGCTTCCAGAACTATCAGGAAGCTGCACCCTACTTTGGCGTAGCCCCGAGCACCTTAAGCTACACTATGCAGCTTGCCGCAAACATGGACAATCCCAAAGTAGCGGAGGCTCCAACAATCCAAGCAGCACATTCTATAGTCAAGCGAGATAATGCTCGGGCAATAGATAATCTCTCTATGGAAATCTCAGACTTTTTTAAAAATGAAATTCAGCAAGAGAAGGAGGAATCTAAAAATGACCAAGCTCAGCCGCAGACAACAGGAAGCTCTGGACAAATTTCACAACCTGCTGCAAGCCCAGTCAAGACAAACTCAGAGGACCTTGCCACCAGTCCCTACCGAATCCAACAGGGGGACTTCCTCGAGTTTGCTCGGAGCTATTCTGGCAAGCCTTTCGATTTTCTTCACCTCGACTTCCCATACGGTATCAACCATGACCGAAGCAAGCAAGGCAACACAGCAAGCTACGGAACCTATGAAGATTCGGAGGATGTTTACAAGACTCTTGTCCAAGCTCTTCTCCAGAATCAAGACCGGCTTGTAGCAGAGAAAGCTCATTGTATTTGCTGGCTCTCCTGGCGATTTGCAGACTGGACTCGAGAGGTCTTTCAGCGCGCCGGTTGGGCCTGTCACATGCAACCCCTAGTCTGGCATAAGTCTGACAACAAGGGCATCATAGCCGATGTCCAGTGTGGCTTCAGAAACGTAGGCGAGTATGCCCTGTTCTTCAACCGTGGCCGTAAGGCTGTCGTCAAAAACATCAGCAATATTTACTCCGGCCCTACAACCAAACGCTTCCATGCTAGTGAAAAGCCCTTGCCTATGCTCAAGCATTTCTTCTCTGGCCTGTGTGACCACTACTCCAGAGTCCTTGACCCAACGTGTGGCAGTGGCACGGCTATCATGGCTGCGGAGTTCTTTGGCGCTGAAGAGGCTTTGGGCTTAGAACTGAACCCTGAGTTTGCAAAAGCCGCTCAGGAATATCTGGCTGTGAACCGAGGTTCGCTAGAATCTAACTTAGACCTGACTATTGACTTGGAGGATTTAGCATGAAAACCCGAAGTGGAATGACTCAATTTTCTGTAACTCGAGGAGAGGACCTGGAACTTGAAGTATCTTGGGTCTATGAAGAGTCCGAGTATGGCGATGGCTCTCTGGATGAGGAGTTTGAAACCATGGCCTACTGTGGCTCGGAAGAAATCCCACTAACCGAAGCCGAAGAGACCCGGCTCAAAGAACAGCTTGAAGCTGAAGGAGAGCTTGCCTGATGTCTTGTCCTATTGTCATTGTAACTGAATACCCAGGTAAGACAGACTTGGTAACCGGCAAGCTGCTCTCTGGAGAAACCGGTCATCTTTTCTGGGACTTGTGGTTTAATGAGGTTGGCTTCACTTCCGCGCCTCCTGTGCTTTCCGTTATCTCTAAGAGGCCTGGCTCAGGCAAGATAGAAGACTTCTGCTTGAGCAAGAAGGGAGCTCAGGAAGAAGCTTTGGCCCTAGGCTTGCCTGGCTATTCTTGGGACTCTGTCAAGCAGGGTAAATACTTGCATCCTAGATTCCAAGCCGACCTTGACCAGCTTCGCTCCAAGCTTCTTGAGCTTCAGCCAAACCTGGTGGTCTGCTTAGGTTCCCTGGCTTGTTGGGCTCTCCTCGGCTCTGCAAAGATTTCCAAGCTTCGCGGCACTTGCGCTGAGTCTAGCCTGGTGCCTGGCCTCAAAGTCCTGCCAACTTACCACCCTCAAACCATCATGCGAGAGTGGGAACAGCGGGTTATTGCAGGAGCTGACCTTATGAAAGCTAAGCGGGAATGCCAAAGCCCTGAACTCATCCGCCCAGCTAGAGAAGTCTGGGTTGTCCAGGATAGAAAGGACTTGGACTGGGCTAGCGGATTCTTATGTGCGAAGAGCTTGCTCAGCCTCGACATCGAAACCAAACTCGGCCAGATAACCTGCTTGAGCTTCGCTGTAAGTCCGGCCTTGAGCATAGTCTTTCCCTTTACAGATTCCCGTCAGGCTGATTGGAATTTCTGGCGGGAAGCTGAGGACGAAGTCTATGCTTGGCAAGTGGTTAAGAAAATTTGCCAGACCGCAAGCATACATAAGATTCTCCAGAACGGTGTCTATGATATTCAGTATCTTTGGAGAGTCTGCAACATTAAGACTCTTGGCTTCCGTCATGACACCATGATAGAACACCATTGCCTCTACTCTGAGCTTCCTAAGTCTCTGGGCTTCATGGGTAGCATTTATACCAATGAGCAGAGTTGGAAACTTATGAGGCGTTGGACTGAGAAAGATATTAAATAGAAAGGAGGACCTGAATGACATTCACACAAGAAGCTTTGCTTTGGGCTCTGGCCTTGCTAGGAGCCTTGCCCTTACTCGCTTGGCTCTTAGAGGCTTTGATTCTTTGGAATGAATCCCTGTTTGAATCTGACGACAGGGAGGAGTAACCCATGCAACTTACCTTAGACCAGAAAATGGCTTGCCTCAAACCAGGCTCTATTTGGCGACGTCGAAAGCTTGGACAATGGCAACGAGTTTATCTTGAAGCTGTGCAGTCTAAGTTGCTTCGGGACGGCTCTGGCTTTATTGACATCCGCACAGAATTCGGGCTTGAGTTTATCAAGCTACAGAAATTCCTATCCGACTATGAGTTCCTTGGTTGGGCTCGAGTCAAACTTCCCCAGATTACTTCTGACAACAATCTTATACCTTTGATGGAGGACCCCTTGAAATGATACAACAAGACAACATACTCCTGCCTGCTTTTATTTTTGACCTGGACGGTGTCCTGGCTAATAACTCCCAACGTCAGCATCTGCTGCAGCGCTCTGGAGACACTAAGCCCTCCCGCCAGGACTGGTTGGACTTCTTCAATGCCAGCCCCTTTGATGGTGTTTATTCTGACACAGCCAAGCTCTTCAAGACACTCCAAGCCGCAGGTTACAAAATCCTCATCTGCACGGGGCGGAGCGAGGACTACGAAGAGATGACTCGAGATTGGCTAGAAAGCTGGGGCTTGCTTCCCGACCAGCTATTCCAACGCCGGCATCTGGACTTTCGCAAAGACTTTGAGGTCAAAGAGGAAATTTACCTGACCCAGATTCAGCCTTACTACCAAGTCCTTGGAGTTTTTGAAGACCGAGCTGATTGCGTGCGTATGTGGAGAGCTAGAGAGCTTACTTGCTACCAACCTCGAGAAGCCAGCTACTAGCTTGGCCTTGGTCTGGGTTCTTGCCTCTTGACAGTTCCCAATTTTTCCCTTATCATTATGTTTGACTTGGAGGTCTGAATGAAAAAATTTATAGTAATCGAACGTAAAGATTCTTGTGGATTTATCAGCACTAATTTGCGGTCCTCTGTCTGGGGCATAGCAAAGCAAGCCAAACTTAATGAGGTATTAGATTCTCTTCGAGAAGACTACGGAAACGTGCAGTTCTCTTTTCCAAAGTCCGCTCAAGATGATTTAGATTCTCGAGATGCCTTAGCCTACTACAAGCTTGTCCATGCCATGCAAAAGCAAGAGGTAGCTGAGGCACTTCGTTTAAGATTTGGAGTAAATCATGCTGAAATTTAAAACACAGAATTTTGAACCACAAGACGATATGGAATCTCTCTGGGTCTACAATGGCCTGGATACCTGCCTAACCTTTGAGATACATCAGAAACTTCAGCCTCTCTTCAATGACAACACCAGAACCATCTATCGTTGGGAGTTTGCCAGTCAAGCTGTAGCCCTGGAGATGATGTTTCGAGGTTTCCGAGTTGACCGAGAGATTGTGCAAAAAGTCCTTGATGATGCTCAGGTTGATTATGACCACCATCTTGCCGTGCTCAATAGATTTGCCGAAGCAGTCTGGGATGAACCTATCAATCCAGACTCTCCTACTCAAATCAAGAACTTTATCTATGGAGCTTTTGGCCTGGCACCTATTTCCTTCCGAGGCAAAGTAAGCACGGACCGCAAAGCTCTTGAGAAGCTTATGGAAACTAATCTCTACATTCGCCCGATTGCTAAGCTCATTTTGCTCCTGCATGACCTTGGCAAGACTATCTCAGTCCTAAAGTCCGAGATAGATTCCGATGGCCGCATGAGGACTAGCTACTCTGTAGCTGGAACTGAAACAGGGCGTTGGAACTCTAGCATGAACGCCTTCGGAGGTGGAACAAACATGCAGAACATTACCAACCATCTCCGGAAAATCTTTGTGGCTGACCCGGGCAAGAAGATAGCCTACATAGACCTGCAGGCGGCGGAGTCCAAAGCGGTGGGCTATATCTCAGGCGACCCTGCTTATATTGACCTGTGTGACCACGGCGACGCCCACACTGCGGTGGCTCGCCTTGTGTGGACAGACCTTCCTTGGACAGGTGACATCAAGAAGGACAAGGACATTGCAAACAACACTCCCTTCTATCGTGAGTTCTCAGTCCGCGATATGGCAAAGAAAGGAGGCCACGGGACTAACTACTATGGCACTCCGCCTACCATGGCAGGACATCTCAAAATGCCAGTGGATGTAATTCGTTCTTTCCAAGAGAAATACTTCAAGGCCTTTCCTAGAATCCCGGCCTGGCACACCAGAGTCATTCAAGCCATTCAGCTAGAGCACAAGCTCACAACCTGCTTTGGCCGAGAGAGAATCTTCTTTGGCCGAGCTTCCGAGGCTAGCACTTGGCGTGAGGCAATAGCCTTCGAGCCACAGAGCACTATCGCCGACACTCTGAACTATGCAGCTTTCCGAGTCCAACGTAAATGGCAGGGTAAGACTGTAGAGCTTCTAGCCCAAGTCCATGACGCTATAGTCGTGCAATATCCAGAGGACCAAGAGGATGAGCTCATCCCTGCTATCTTGGCTGAGATGATTTACCCCATCCCTATCTACGGCCGGACTATGATAATTGGTGTAGACGCAGAGACTGGCTGGAATTGGAGCCACTTCAACCCTAAAGACCCAGAAGAAAACCCTGACGGAATAAGGAAATATAAAGGACATGACGACAGAACCCGCACGCATATTCCCAGCGACAATATTCTCGACTGGCAATTTGATTGATGAGTTTATTAAAGATACCCCTGCTACCGAAAGCCCGGAGCTTTTCCGCAAGTGGAGTGCCATTGCGGCGATAGCCGGTCTGGCTCAACGCAGAGTTTGGTGTGACATTGGCAAGGGAGCTCTCTTTCCAAACCAGTTCATCTTGCTTGTCAGTCCTCCCGGCGTGGGCAAATCCGTGGTGCTGAAAATGGTTGAGCAGCTCTGGAGTTTGAACCGAGACATCTACATCGGCGATGAGTCCACGACCATTCCAGGTCTTCTTGACTACATGCAGGATTGCCAAAGCCCTGCTAGCTACGACGGTGTAACAGTGCAAACACATCCCATCTCTGTGGCCTGCCGTGAGTATGGAACCTACATGAAGTCCTATGACCTTTCAGCGCTCAACCTGCTCAATGACTTTTGGGACTGTCCAAAAGTCTTCAGCGAGATGACTCGAGGTGGAGGCAAGAATACCCTAGACTACCCAGTCATGAATTTAGTCTCTGGCACACAGCCTAGCTACCTTAACAATGTCCTACCTGAGGAAGCTTGGTCCCTTGGCTTTTGCTCTCGTCTAGTCCTAGTCTACGATTGGAGAATCAAGCAGCTCAGGACTCGCGAACGCTTAGCCTTGCCTAAGTTCCAACCAGAGAAATACAAACCCGCAGTGGATGCCTTGTGCAAATGGCAAGGTAAGCTTGCACTCACACCCGCAGCTCTGGACTACTTTGACTCTTGGATTGTAGATGAAGGCATGAAGCCTGTCCCAATGCACCCCCGGCTTGCCAGCTACGTCGCCCGGCGTCCTGTCCACTGGCTCAAGGTTGCTATGTGTTTTGCCCTGGCTTCCGGCAGTCCTTGCATAGAGAAGCTCCACCTTGAGCAAGCCAAGCAAGCTCTCTGTGAAGTAGAAGACCTCATGCCGGAGATTTTTCGAGACATGTCTAAGCAGAGCGACAAGGATGTCCTTGATGAAATCCGAATGTCTATAGCCCGCCTGGCAATGAGGGAAGCTCAAATCCCAGAGCGTAAGCTCATTCAGCTTCTCACTACCAAAATTGCAGCACATCGTGTCGGCTATTTCCTGGACACTATGGAAGCGGCAGGTTACATAACCGAGTGCGAAGCTCCGAAAGGGGTCCTGACTCAGTGGGGAAATCGAGGCTATCGATTCTTCCGCCCAGGGATAGATTTAAACAAAGGCTTTTAATGAAAGGAAACAAGATGACAGACTACAGAATTGAAATCAAAGATGGCCTGGGAATTCAGGCGGAACTCCCTTTGCAAGGAGGTTCTGAGCTTCCTCCCAGCTGGGAAGATCTCCAAACCCTCTACCATGCAAAGTATCCAGGCATGAAACCAACACCTGCCCTCTGCCAGCTCGGTCACACTCTAGGCAAGACTGAAGATGCTTACCTGAATGCTGACCCGAGCTTCACAAGCCTCCTGGCCCAGATGTATTTTGAGTGGATTGGACTGATGAGTGTGCTGCATAGGGAGCTGGGTATCGGGCAGCAAACTATGGATAGGGAATTGATTAAATTATGGCATGAAAAGGAAAAGAAATAAATCGTTGTTGCCGTTTGTTTTGGCGGTTTTAATATGGAAAAAGCGGGATTGATAAATTGTCCCGCTTTTATTTTATCCGTTTGTGTGGTGGAATTTTGGAGCTATCCCAAACAACAATATTCCGAGCTAGCTCCACCTCCCATCACAACCCGAGCCCAACTGCCGTGCCACCCCAGACTCCATAGTAATCGGTATTCCGCTCCAGAGGACTCATGTATCGGTTCTGCAGCTTGGTCTGCGCTCCATTCATCAGGCCGCTGATGTCCACACCATCAAGCATAGCTCTCTGCAAAATCCTAAACATCATAGTTCCATCTCCAGCTTCCAGGGCCTCTGACATTACTGAGCTATAGGAGCTAGTCAGCTTTCTTCTCTTGTCTTTGTCTTCCCAGATTTCCCGACTAATCTTAAAGCTCTGGTCTATCCTTGTGCTTGGCAGGTTGAAATACTGATAAGCCATGGCTTCAAGTGGAGTCAAGTCCAGCATCTTAGTCCCAGTGCTTCCAGAGTAGAGCGTGTTGCCTACAACCTGAGTGCTCCGGTAAATCATCTTTGGAGCCAAGGCTCTCATAATACTTTGCTGGAACTTCCGGTCCCCTGCAGGATTCTTTCCTGTAGTGCTGTAATAATCCACAGCTTCGCCGACCGAGTTCCACAGAGCCTTGAGCCTATTGCTATAGACAAACCCCATGAAGCGCTGAGTTTCTTCTCCAGGGTCTCTGAATGGTGAGCTGACTTGACTTTGCAAGCTGAGTCCAAACGCCCCTGGAATACCATACAGCAGCATACTAGACCCTAAGGTGTCTCCCCAACGGTCATAGAGCAGGTTGCTAAGCTTGTCCCCTGTATAGGCTTCTGTGAACCGCTCCAAGCTCGCACCAATTTCACTAGAGCCCAGACCACCAAGCATACTTGTTGCCAAGTTGCTATACATGTAAGGCTTCCAAGCTCCATGCTTAAGTGCTGCCTCCATGTATTGCATCTGCCAGCCAATATAGTGCATAGTCCAGTTCTTGAACAGACCCCAGGCACCGCCAACCGGCCCTTGGAGAATCCGAGCTCGGTCACTTGCGGCGAACTGGAACATGGTATTCTCAGTGAACTTTCTTGCAGCACTGTAGACCTGCTCCTTGCTGAGCATGCCCGCTTTGGCCAGGGAGTTAAAATACTTATACCCTACTGTCATCGCGTAGCCTCGGCTTGCCTGCTCTGAGAAAGTCGGCAGCACAGTAGCCATGCCTTTGAGCATACCAGAAAAGTCCCCAGCCTTGAAGCTTGCAATCAGGCCTTGTGCATGCCCTGAGTTCTCCCCAATATAGCTCTCAATGAATCTTGGACTCAGCACACCTTCCCTCACCATCTGCTCCATGAAGCCAGAGAACCCTTCTTCAAGCTTAGGATTTCCCATGAGCTTCATAGATTCCCACATGATTTTCATAGGACTCAGCGTATTGGCTACCATGCCCTTGCCAGTCTTACTAATCAATGGCACTCCATCATACGCCCACTGCAGAGCCTCCGGGCATTCCCGTAGCAAGCTAAGCTGCGGCAACACTGTGGTCATAGGTTGCAGCATGTTAGCAAAAGCATAAGCCATGTTGCCAAAGCCCAAGTCCAGGTAAACCGAGGTTGTATTAAGTGTCCGGACAATCTTGCTTGCCGAGTCTGTGCCAAGCACCGGAGCCAGCACCTGGTCAACTGTCTTATTGACAAGCTTAGAGAAAGTTCCCTGCTCACCTCTCAGCACAGCCAGTTTGTCTTCCAGCTGAGCTGCAATCTTCGGTTGGTCGATGCCAAGTGTGGCTAGGTCTTTAGCAAGCAGCCGGTCTGTGGTTTCATTTGCCAGCCAAATGTATTTGTTCTCCAGGCTGTAGCTCAGCGCCCCTATCAACTCCTCTGCAGTCTTAGCCCTGTTATAGCCTCCCACTCCGCTTTGCGGTAGGAAGAAGCTAGCCCGACCAACTTCTGGATTAGCCTGAGCATATTTTCGAGCAAACTCATCAGCTAGGCTGAATTCATCAGCAGCAAGAAGTTTCTCCTGTCGAAGGTCTAGAGCCCGCTCCTTAGTCCAATATTCTCCAAGCCTCCAATCTCGGCCATCTTTCCGAGCCTCTTCAATTACGCCCTCAGCCAGTTTCCGGATTCCTTTCCGGTTCTCCCCTCCGACAATATAGACAAGGTTTCCATTCCCATCCACAATGCCTTGGCGCAGAGAGCCTTGCCAGTAATGGCTAATCCCATAATGGCCTTTCTTCAGTGGAAACAACTTAGAGTCTGGAATCCCAAGTGCGCCAGCAGTTTTGTAAATCTCATTGATAGATTCATCGTGCACAGCCTTGAGCATATCCAGAACTTTCTGTCCTTCTACTCCCAATCCATTGGAAATCTCCGGCCGGAGCAGGGCTTCCTCATAGGGAATCTTGTCATCAATGACCTTGAGCAGGGCGTCAAACTCTTCCGGGCGTTCACTTGCCAGCTTCCGCACCATGTTAGCCAGGGCTCTTGGGTCATCTCTCTTAATCCCCTTGGAGGCAATCTGCCATAGATTTTCCCCTGCTACTTCCGGCTTGCCATAGACCAGCTCCTGAGCCTTGCGAGTATAATCATCTCGAATCTTATGAGCCACACCGTAGATTTTGCGAGCAAGGGGACTTCCCTTGAACTGGAAAACTGTCGGGCTTATATATCTATTAAAGGTATTCTTGAGATTTCCAAGAAGTTCTGAATCAGCCAAGTCTTTCAGCCCTAGTTTAGCCCCGAAGGCCTGAAGACCTCTTGACCCTGCTTGCCAAACTGAGCCGGCTTCCGCAGCCGTACCAGGCGCTCCTAAGTCCAAGGCATCTTGAAATTGCAGAGCTTTGTTGTAGACTGAGTCCTGTACATCCCCTAGCGGCTTGTAGATGGTTTCTGGGTCTCTCCAGGCATTGCGCTCAGTAACAGCCTTAAGTTGCGCTTGCTCCGGGATGAACTTGCCAGGTTGGTCAGTCTTCGTGACAAACCACTGGCCATCGTCCAGCTTTCTTCCAAGAACATAGAGCCCTTCCTGCTCTTTCCCAAGCCACCAACCATTACCTACCGGGTTGAGGCTTTCCGTCAGCCCACGTTCCATCCTTGCAGCTGCTTTGCTAGTCCGAGCTGTAGCCAGGCGAGGAAACTGGCTATAAGCAAGCCAGTCCTCAGGCAGAGTGCCTCCAGCTCGGAGCTTCTCCATGGTGCTCTCTAGTTCCTTAAGGCTGCTAAACCCAGAGTCCTTGTGCAAGCTCAACATCCTGGATTTGATTTCTCCAGTCCCTTTGAAAACCGAATTGAGCTCACGGAATCTAGCAGGGAGCACATCTCCTTCCAGAGCCCCTACCATCTTGTTCCGGGTTTCCTCTCTGATAGCTCTGCTAAGTTTATTAATTCCATATTGGACTTCCTGCGCGATTTCCGGCTGGTCAGCGACTTCAGCTAGTCTTGCTTGAGCCTTTCGCAGATTCTGTTGCCAACTATCAGCGGAGCTTAGGTCAGCCAAAACCTGAGGTGCTTTCTTTCCAGCGGAGCTGAGCAGCCCGAGTCCACCACCGATGACCCCACCCAAGGCTATATCAGTTCCGGCCTGCCAGAGCCTCTCACTCAGCGGAGCTCCTTCCAAGTCTGTAGTTTCCTGAATAGCATAGCCTATGCCCTGGCGCCCGAGTTCTACCGGAGCCATCAGGGCAGCTTCCTGTGCAGCTCGACTAAGGAACGGGTGCTGAGCAAATTTCTCAGCCCGACCAAGACCTTTAGCCCAGGCACCGTATTTTGTCCCCTTAGCCAAAGTGCTCATAGCTTTCGCTGTCCCAAAACCTAGTGGAAGTATCTCTGAGGCCAAAGCCATTTTAGGGTTTTCAGCTTGCCATTCCTGTAAATCTTCATCCGGAGCTTCCAAGCCGAAAAGACCCAGTGTGGAATTCCACACCAGGCTTTTTCCAAGATTTTCTAAATAGCTACTTTCAGCCATCTTATTCCTCCTGAGGTAACATCATCATAGCTTGTTGCATATATCCATTAATAAATGGAACTTTATTTGCATCTGGGTAGAGCATCGCAGCAGCTTGAGCTTTTTGCAGAATTTTTTTCGGAGTCATCTCGCCTTTAGTAGACGCCATGTCTATCATAGCAGCATTGCTTCCAACAGTTCTGGCCTCTCCTTGCTTATCAATCTGCTGAAAATGCACATTACCAGCTGCATCGGTCCAAGACAGTCGGTTGCCGCCAAGGGCTCTCGGCTGCTGCATTTGCCAGGTTCTCATTGCAAGTTCAGCTTGTTGCATAGCACTCTGAGCTTTCATCTCTTCCAGAGCCAGCTCTCTCATAGCAGTCCATTGCTCCTGCTTCGCCCGCGCCTCTTCATTAGCATTAGCCACATCGGCATTATTCCGAGCTCTGCGATTGAAAGCATCCTGCATTACTGCGCCAGCCTTGCTCATGTCCATATTAATCCAGTCCGCGTTCATCAGCATATTAGCCATGGCGAGCTGTGGATTAAAAGCCTCTTCCTGATACTGTGGCTCTTTGACTTGGGCAGCCTTGCTGAGCTTTTCCCAGTTTGGCACATAGCCTCGCAGAGAGGGAAAAGGCGTTCCGGCTCCAGCACCAAGACCAGCTCCACCACCTGAAGCTAAATACTGCTCCATCCATTTTTTCAGGTCTGGAGTTTTCTCTTCATCTTCTCCAAGCAGGAGTTTAGCAGCTTGCTCTCCTAGCCAGGTAAAAGGTCTAGCAGCTCCCATTCCAACAGCCAAACCAACATCGGTTTTACTCTGAGGATTCTCAGCTCTAGTGCCAAGAGCCCACCAAGGATTACGACCTGGCAATTCAGAACTATCTTTAATATATTGTTCCTGCACCATGTCGTTCCACTTAGCGTCATAGCGAGCCAGCTCTCTTTCAGCTTTTTTAGCCTCCCTAGCTGCTTTCCTAGTTTCTTTATCTGCAGTTCGTAAAGCTTTCCACTCAGCATCGGGCATGTCACCTCTGCCAGGCGCATAAGGATAGCTTGCTGCTACTTCGTCCCAACTTGGAATTAAAGTCATCTCTACCATTAGAATTTTCCTCCCATCTGAGCAAATTGCGTTGGGCTGAGCTGCGACATATTATACATGCCCAAGCCAAAACCAGCACCTTGAGTAGCACCTTGCAACCCAGAAACCCAAGGCACAACACTAGACTGCTTACCAACCTGACTCGAACCCATAGCATTGCCAAAGTCCATAGCCAGGTTCCACAAGTAGTTAGTCTTAGCCATATCGGCTTGCTGTTGCTGATTCGCCGCATTAACCAGGAGATTATTTCCTGCCGTGCCGGTGTTCAAGTAGTTATTCACACTAGCCGCATCAGCCGCAAGCAGGCTCGGGGTTTGAGCTCTCTGATTCGCAATGTCAGCTGCAGCTCGAGCCACAATCTGATTCTCGACATTCTTGGTCAGGCGCTCTCTCGTAAGCATGTCTCTGGAGCCTCCATAAGCACCTGCATCAATCGCAGCACTGCGAGCACTGGGCAGAGTTTCATTCCGGAAATTCTCCAGCAGGTTGTAGGTTTCGCCCTCCAGCTGAGGTGCAATACTTTCCGTGGCTTTCTGGTATCCCAGCCCTAGGCTCTGTGCAGCTGCATTATTCAGATACTGGTTGTAAGCTGAGTTCTGTCCTGCAATCTGATTTGCAAAACCAATGTTGCCAGAAATGCCTTGCTGCAACTCAGGTATATAATCCACCCATCCTTTTTGCGCATCCGCATAGGCATCTCGAATATCATTCCGCACAGAATTCAATTCTTGTGCATAAGCATTTTCAGCTTTTTTCTGTGCTTTACCTTGTGAGTGCCCGGCCAAACCTCCAATAGCACCACTAACAGCACTAGCTACACTTCCCATTTCTATCTCCTTTCCAAACCGAGCAAAGGCTAACTTTGCCATCATTGTCTATCTTAAATCCCAAAGGCTTAAAGCCTAAGAGCTTTGCCATTTTCAAAGCTCGCTTATTTTCACAAGGAGTCACACCTCGCACTTCGCAACCAGGGTCTTGTTCTTCCAAAGCCAGCAGAGCTTTCTTGCAGAACTTGAAAGAAGTCCTAGCCTCAGTCCCTTTCCAGTGCCCTTCCCAAACACCTGAGTCCAAATGCACAAACAGGACTTGAAAGTCTTCCCTGCCGAAAGCTAGCCAGTCAAAAGCCTGAAGCCGATTCCAAGCTTCAGGACTAAAATGAGCCTCTAGTTCAGGGCTCTGGAGCATATGTAATCCAGGTATTTCCATCCCACACCGCCAATTTTCTCTTGCCACCTTGCAGCAACCAGACTAAATCTCCTTTTGCCGCCGGAGGCAAACCATTTCGAGCTTTGCTACTATCATACATGTAAACTGGCAAGCTGACAACATTTTCTTGTCCAGCGTTTTGAAGTTGCTGAACCAGCATTGATGCCCAACTTTGCCAGTCCTGATAAGAGCTCGGAGCTGGAAGATTACTAAAATCCACCATCAGAGTCTACCTCCCATAACCTGGCCAAAGAACTCCAATGCACTAAGCTTCCAGATACTCTTAGCACCGGCATCCTCAATACGAACTCGAAAATACCTAGTGGTAATTCTAAGCCAATGCATGAGGTCTTGGTCAGCCATAGAGAACCAATCAGTCCACTGGAGCGGGTCTTCCAGCCTATCCCGATAGCCAATCTTAATCCTGGCCTGAGTTTCCCCTGCATCTCGTAGTTCAGCTACAAAAGTGTCTATATACTTATGAGCCTTGCTGTCCAGTTCAATATCCTTGCTTTCAATCCAAAGGTCACGTTCCCCTTGGCTAGTCGAAATAAGATTTCCATCTACCCAGACATGCCCTAAACCTGACACCATATCTTACCTCCATAACTTACCTGACCCCAACCTTCATAGGTCATACCAATCAAGCCCTCTGCGTCCTCCACTAGAGGGAGCTTACCATCTCCAGCTCCCAAGTTCGCAGCATTTTTCAGGTCGTCTATATACAGCGTGCCTGTGCTATCTACCCAGTATTGTTTCCAAGCACAGTATCTATCCCAGTCAAGTCTTGTCCAAGTGCTGTTATCCATATTGAAGCCAAAGCACTGGATACCTTCCTCTGCTGTAGGCACAAAAAAGAAGACATGATGCAGAATGCTCCAAGCTCCAACCAAGCAACCTTCCACCTGAGTTGTGTCCAGGGACTCATCAATAGTAGCACCTACGGTTTCGCCATCAATGTAGGTAAAGCCTGAGCCATCTGAAATCCAAATACCATTAGGCCCGAAGCCAAAGATACTCTTATTCGTAAGCACAATGCAGCGAGAGTTGTAAATTCCAGCTCCCTCCAGCAGCTTCTTATAGGAGAAGACATAAGGCCGACTGACATAGTCCACCCGAACTACCTCTTTATTCGTGCAGATAAGCGCAAAGTTCTCAGTGGACACACCACCAAGGAGTTCACCTTGAATATCCCTGATAAAAAGGTCGCCAGCCATGTTGGACTCTTTCGGTTCCCAGTCTTCCGGGTCATCATCGCTCGCCCAAACTACAGAGTCGGCACAAATCGCCAGCACAAAGTTTTTAATCTTGAGTAGGAACTTTGCCTTGTAACCTCGAGCAGTGAACCCAGTAACCTCTTGGAATTGGTCATAAGGCCAGTAGGCTGGGTTCTTTTCAGTCTTCTCCTCATCCAGCCATTCTTCATCATCTCTTGGTTTCCAAATCCAGACCAAGCCATTGTGGCTAGCCAGCATCCACCTGCCAAAAGGACAGAAGCTCCAATCTCCAACACTTCTGTCCTGTGGATTTGTAACATCGCTAATTGTTGCGTCAGCAAGCGAATAGGCTAGCACGGAGGATTTAGTGCCGAGGAAGACTAAATCACCAGCACTTGACACCGCATTAACAGGGACACCTGCTGACATCAGCGGAATTTGACTTGGCATTGGCTGAAGCGTGCGGTCACGAAACAGCACACCACGAGAATCCTCCCACAGAATTGGTTTCTGGTCAGGAAGGTCAGGTGCCAGCCCAATAGCAAGCTCATCTATCCGAACTAACCTATCGCTCATTATTTATCCTTCTTCTCTGGTTTAGTAAGTTCTTTTCCAGCATCGACAAGAGCCTTAGCCTTGGCAATCTGCTCTGGGGTCGCATTGCGGATGTTCAAGGCCAGGACTGCCAGCACCTTCTTCACGAGGCCACCGCCCGGAATAAGAGCACAAGCAGCAGAAGCTCCGACAACAACAGACCCAAAAATAGTAACAATAGTTTCAAAGTTCTCACTAATGTAGTTAAAAATCTCATACATCTTTAATCCTCCAGTTGAAAATGTGGTTTGTCTACAAGAGTCTTCCATTCGCCACCCCAAGTCAACTTCAGGCCTAGCTGCCCGGCACAATACCCTGCAACAAAAGCCATTCGGTTCCAAGCCTCAGAGCGAGAATCCAGCTGACCATTAGTTTGCCGTGGCACAGGATAAGGCCAAAGGTCCACAGCTTTGCCTTTCAGGTGCTTAGACTTTAACGTTTGACTGACTCCTTTTGCAACATTCTGTCGCTGTTGTTCCAAAGTTCTCAAGCCTTCGATTACAGAAACATCTATATACCAAAGCATCTCGTAGACCAAACTAACCAACCGCTGGTCTACACCTTTGAGTCTGGCTAGGCTTGTCTTACTTAGTCTGTAAGGGCTTTCTCTTCGCTTCATTATGGAACCTCTCTATTCTTTCAAAAATTGTAGCTTGGGCAATCTTAATCTCCATCATGGTATCCAGCATTTTGTTCTGATTCGAGATAAGCTTTTCAATAGCTTCATTAGTGGCGTAGTTCTTAACAAGACTAAGTTGCAATAAACTGATTTCTTTTCTCAGCTTGAAATACTGCGTGAGAATCCACCCAAGCAGTGCAGCATTTATAGTCCAAACAATTTCTTGATATTCTGGCACAGTAGCTCCTCCTAAACCCCATTATAGCGAACGCTTGCCATCCTTGCAAGCAAAAAGAAAGGAGCCCTGACAGTCAGAGTTCCTTTCTCAGTAGACTCAACTTGGAGCATACGAGTCTATTCCGCACAGTGCATAGCAACATAGTATCGCTTTGCTTTGCCCAGGGCGGAGATAGTGTTCTGGTCGATCTTGTTAGCCAAGGCAGCATTGCCGGCCAAACTTGGAGCTTACTTCATCATATTCCCGAGGAACTTTTGAATCTGCTCAGGCTGAACACTGCTAAGCTGATTCATCTTAGCGCCAGGGTCTGTATTGTTGAACTTGCTGACAAGGGCACAAAATGGAGGATTTGTTGTGGCGAGGTTGTGGCGAGGTTGTGGCGAGGTTGTGGCGAGGGAGATAGCTCAGCTCAACAATGGATGAGCTATCCCAGCAATCCAAGCCATTTCAAAGCGGCCTTGATTTTCCACAAAGCCGCAGTAAGTTTCTTCGAGCAGGTAGTCGGATGCATAGCAAGGTCATAGCTTACTCGGTCTCGGCAATGCTCCTCACAGAACTTTCGAAGCACCAATTAGGAGCTTGAGATTCTCCAGACCAAAATAGCTCAGGACCAGAATAGTGCAGAACATCACTAGACCAACAAATCTCACAATCTGATTGGCAGAACCAACTAAGACTGGCTCTTGATGTCCAGAAGTTTAAAATTTGCAAAACATCTGCAATTAAACTCAGGTCAAGAATTTCATTCAGCTCAGATTGTTCTCCTGTCATGGCTAGTCCTTCTCAAGAATAGAGTTGACAGACTCTGCAGAGCTTGGCTCAGACTCCTCAGGTGGCACATAATCCCAGGTGATAGCCGCAACTTCCTCAGGAGTTTGTGCAGCATCTAGGTAGCCTTTTAGTTCTTTCCCCCTCTCATGGCACATGTTAGAGTGCTGGGCCAGAGCAACAGTCAGGCCAAGAAGCTGTTCAGCATTCAGCTCAACTGTGCTATTATCTTGAACAGTCCAGGTAATAGTGAAAGGCGTCTTAGCTGCAATAGCTGTTTGAGCTGAAATACCTGCACCTAGGATTCTTGTGCAAGAAATTTGGTCTGAATCAAAAATCCGATCAAGGTATTCAAAGCCACTCTGCTCTTGCTTATCTCGCTCCTCATTTATCTCGGCAAGCTTAGCGGCCTTAAGCTCAGCCAGAGAAGGTTTCGGCGCAAAACCCTTTCGATACAGAGTCCCTTCAAACTCTTCCACAGGTCCTTCATAAAGCTCGATTCCCCAAGAACCTGAAGCTACTCTTTGTTTGTTTATTGTAGTGTCTTCCCAGACATTTACAATATTCGTTTTAGGATTAATTACATACATTTACATAGCTCCTACAAAAGGATAGAAGTTTAAAAAGTTAGTGTTTGAAGTGCAAACATCTCCCTTATTTACAGGGAATGAAAATGGAGTCATAGTTCCATTGGCATAAGAACCTGTCATAGAAAAGTCATAGATTTGCACATTATTGACCTTAAACCAGTTGTTAGCATGGTCAGCATGAGTATTATTCTTTACAATGATTCCAGGAGCTGGTGCAGTATAAGAGGTCGCATTGATAGTAATCGCTGCACTTATATCAGCCGAGGCGCCACTAGCAACAGAATCCAGGAATTCTTGACTAGGCTCGGTGTTGCTCAGGTCTTTGTCTGCTTTACCTGCAAGTTGGGTTTGCATGGCTGCAAGCTGAGTCAAGACATTTCCCAGGTCAATAGACTCATCCGCCACTATTGTGTTGCCGACTTTGTAATAGGCATAAACAACATGATGGTCAGGCTGAACAGAAGCTCCATCTTGGTAGGTTGATGAACTACGGGAGGCGTCAAAAGCATTAACTGCATCAGTTCCTACTGATTGACCATATACACCAGCTTTTTTGTTTACAGAGTCTTTATAAAAAGCTCCATATTCAAACATATCATTAAGATTTGCAATTAAAAAAGTAGCACCAGTAATATTCGGCAGACTTTCAGCCCCAAATCCATTCAAGCCTTCAACATCGACCCTGTCATAGACAGCCCTTTTCGGCAAAGTGATAGACTTCACTTCATCCACAAAGGAAACAATAAAGCCCAGAGAGTCTTTAAGATTAGCCCAACCTTTATCATAATTAGCTTGGTCAACAAAGACCATTCCAGTAACCTCATCCTGAGCCACCGTGTAGGTAATCTCTTTAATCTCCAGAGTCTTACTAGCTGCCCTATCCTTCGCAGTCTTAAGCAGTGTCCAAAGCGTTGGATAGGTATCTCCATCAAGGACAGAGCCTTGCAGAGCCCAACCTGTCGCGTCAGCTCCTTCCAGAATTCGCTCACTTTCCAGCCGATAAAGCAACGGGAGCTGCCCTGCTCCAAGAAAATCTAATTTATCCCAGTTCTCATTAAGAGGCACATCCCAATCAAAATAGCCTTTGTCTGGTTTATTAAGCTTGAGAATGTCCGTCTGTGTAATTCCAGGTTCTGCCATTCTTATTCTCCTACTATGATTTCCCAGTTAATCCGCACTGGGGTTCCAGATTTCAACTTAAATTGCTGGACAGGTAAGAACCTGGCCATCATAATCGCAGGGCTTTCTGCGTTAAACAGCCCAATCTCCCTGCAATCTTTCTCATTAATTTCATCAAAGGTAAAAGTTCCTTGCCAGCTTAGCACATTATTGCGCCTGCTAGCTGTGCAAGCACACTCTGCAATCTTAGAGCCTTGCAGCCCAGTCATGGCATTGGTAGTCAGAGCAGCACTATCTCCGAGCAGAAACTTACTCGGAAGCAAGGCCCCTTCTTCAGCCATAACCAACCGAGCGAAAAGTTCCAGCCCTAGAGTGACAACCCTATTATGGCTATCACAGACCAGGGTATCCCCTTGCCAAACTCGAACTCTACCTTTCAAGCTAATGGAATCTTTCATAAGACCTCCTTAAGCTCCGGCACTTTGCGAGTTGTCATAGAACTCATAAGTCCAGTGAACTTCAATTTTGTCCTTGTCTTTTTTGGTGTAGGTTCCAGTTAAGCTCCTAGACCACATTACATCAGCCGTATCAAAAAGACCAACCTCTTCCCAAACGCCTGAAGCCTCGCCGGCAAGAAAACTAGCAATAAACTTCACTGAAGCCCCAACCGCTTCAGCCGAGTCCACAGCTTTCGTGCCCAGGACAGAGCCCTGCAGAGCAAGCTGCCCCATAGCCACATCTGCAGACGAAGTGCCAATTTTAACCACAGTAGGCACAAGCACTGTGCTATCCCCTGCAACCCATTTTGCAATCGCTTCAAGAGCCAGGTTCATAAACATATTATGATTCTCGAAAAGAAGCTCTCCAGTGTCTTTATCAAAAACCTGGAAGCTGCCTTTACAGCATACCTTTCCTTCTTGCATCTCTTTTCCTTTCCAATAGCATTACAATCCGTAGGCTCCTTCGCCATAGCCCTGCAAAGCAAAGCCAACACCTACAAAGCAAATATCCCCAAAACGTAGCGAGGAACTTACAGCCTTACCAGTAGACAACTTGGCCATATCTGAGAGTCTAGCAACATCCTCCAAAGGCAAATCCAGTTTAAGCACTACCGGCAAGGATTGAAAACTCAAACCCTCCAGGAGTTCAATTTGTTGCTCGGCCTTCAGCGTGCAGGCCACAATAAGCTTCATTGCCTCTTCGGCCGACTTAGTGCCGAAGACCCAGAAGCTATCCAAATAGCGAAGTCCCTCATCACTAGCTTTAGTATAAAGAGAAAGCAATACGCTGTCAAGACTCCTTAAAGCAGACGTTTTAAATATTTCATGCAGAGACCACAACTCCACTGAACCGGACAGAACCAAGGAGTCCGTCGGAGCCTTGGCGCTAGAGAACTCCCCTAAAGCATCCTTGAGCTTGCCTAAGGAGCTCTGTCCCAAAGCAGCCACCAGAGCAGCATCAGCCCTGAAAGCCGAGACATTCTCTTTACGGTTAAGCAGAATCCGAATGTCAAAGTTCCCAAGGTCAACACAAGCCAACTTTTCTACCTGGTTAAATGTTTGTGGCCTCCAAGGCTTTTCCCAACAAGGTTGCTTTTGTCCTACCTCCTGAAAATAGTTATCCCCTCCAGGCACAACTACACTTTGCCAGCTAGAGCCAAGGGAAGTTCCTGGCTTGAAAGGTTCTCCCTTTCCTGCCAAAGGCATGACCTGGTCATAAGGACTGCAAGACTTCTTGACCATTAGTAGCCTCCAAACCGCACAGTAGAGGTCAAGCGCCGAAGTTCCTCATCTGCAATATGCAGAGTTTTAATTCCAATCTCCGTCAACGCAGCATAATCCTGCATCCATCGAGGCTCCCGGCAATAAGCTGCCAAATTCTGCATGGTCATTCCAAGCAAAGCCTGGTAGCCATGCTTGAGCATAGGACTAGTCTTGTCCCCTGCCATGTCGTCTTGCTGTGTGAAAGCATTATACCACAGAGCACCAGACATACCAGCCTTGACTCCTGCCGAGAACCAAAGGTAGGAATCCCCTTGCAGCCAGTAACCATCAGGCTCAGAGTTATTTCCAAACTCAAAATCACTCGGGTCTAACAGCGCAAGCTCTCGAGAGCATTCCGTAAACCCGCTTGAGCTTACCTTGCAGGTTATAATAGACTTCAAATCAGTAGGGAGTTCCAAAATTTGAGGATTTTCAGAATTAGGATCTATGAGAAATTTCAGCAGCTTCTCATTCCACTTATAACTCCAATTTTGTTCCAGAGTGTGCAAGGCCAAGTAAGCTTTGATTGGGATTATCTCCTGAAGAGTATCTCCCTTATTAGCCTCAAGCTTTACAGCTTCATAAAATTCAGCCCAAGTTGTCATTGTGTTTCCTTCCAGATAAAAGAAAAAGGAGGAGGCCTTTAGCAGACCAGCCTCCTTTCAAACTTAGCTTCCAGGCTTAAGCACCAGTATTCGTGCCTACTTCCTGAGTTTTCTGAACATACTCTTTAGCAATAGCCAGGTTCTTAATAAGACCATGGTTCTCAAGCTGTTCCAGTTTGATAGAGCATTCAGCAATATAGCCGGATTTCTCTCCATCCAAGCCAACTGCAGTCAAGTTCGGCTCATATTTCAGGTCGCGACCATCCATGTAGACATACTTGACTCGAGCCATATCCAAGACAAAAGCATAAGAATCAAAGCCATAGGACGGGGTAGCACCTGTCAAGCCAGTCGAAACAGATTGATTAAACAACGGGCAGGTCTTGAAGACTAAAGTTCCGAACGGAGTTACCAAACGAGTAACATTCATTCCATACTCTTTGGTCTGCGGGGTCCAAGTCCAAGTGCTGCTCGGCGCATTGCGGATAATACGCTGAATGGTCAGCAAAGCTTGGTCACCACAGAATACCATCTTCTCCTGAGAACCAAACTTAAAGAGGTCTTTAATCCAACCTTCCAAGGTATCATAGTCTACACCATCTGCAAACTTAGCTTTGCTTGCATCGAAGATGTTGCTGGCAGGAAGCTGACTCAAAACACCACCCATCGTGCGTCTAGGCTTGCCTTCGAAGGTATCCTGACTGCGATTCGAGAACCACATAGAACGCTCAATGTCGATAGAGATATACTCCAGAGCCTCTCTCTTAGCTTCCTTGACAGCATCCCCAGTGCGCAACTTAGTCTTAGCTGCAGTGCCAGTAATTTCCAGCGTGCGACGGAAAATCTGAGTGTAATTGTAGCGCTTGAACGGGTCATAAGCCTGACCAGTCGGAGCCAAGGAACCTTCCTCAAAAGCAGTTCCGATAACCAAAAGCTGAGCTTTGGCCGGGATATTAGCAGCGGTCGTGCTTGCAAATCCACGAGAAACCGTGAGGGCAGTATCCGAGGTCGGATCGGCAGTAACCAGGAGGATTTCTCCAGTGGACTCAACATAGAGCATGGTCTTAGCTACGACAACCTTAGCATCTGCATCCACTGTAATAGCAGTGCCAGTCGTGTTAGCAACAGCGGTTGTTACAGACAGACGACGAGCATCCAAGCGTTTTTCAAACCAGTTAAATTCCGGGTCATCTGTAGACTCTTTACGCATTTGAGAAGTGAGGGCGAAGAGTGGGAAAGCTCCATTCGGATATTGAAGGAGGATACCTTCTCGCCAGTTTTTAGGGCGAACTTCAGACGGACTGAAATTCTCCGTTGTTCTTAATCCAGTAATAGCCATTCTTTATCTCCTAAAATTCATTACTGAGGGTTGCAAAAATTTCATCAGCACCATTAGGGTCAGTTTCAACCACCTTTGGTGCTGGCTTTGCTGCAGCCGGTGTCATAATCGGAGCAGCTGCCTGAGGCTTTGAGGCCTGGGCATAACCAGCAAGAATCCCACGCATACGGCTTGCCACTTTGTCAGCGAACTGAGGTGTCCAAGCAGTTGCCTTGGTTTCTTTCTGAACAGTCTGGATAGTTGCCTTGAGCAGCGGATAAAGTTCCTGCCTCTTCAGGTCTGGGTTCTTAGAGTAGAAGTCCTGACGGATATCAGCCCCTGTTTGAGTTGCTCTGCTATTCTGCTGAATCAGCATTTGAACAACCCGAGGAACCGCCTCGAAATTCTGTTTAGTCCAAGACCCAAGGGACTCAAGAACTCTATTATGCACTGTCGTAGCAATGCCAGACGCATACGCCTGCAAACACTGGATACGGTCTTCCTGTGTCGCTTCGGCACTGAATAAGCCTTCATACAGCTTAGGATTAATATTAAAGGTATAGTCCGAAAATTGTCTTGGAGCAAATACCTTGGTGTCCTCATCTTCCTCTGGCTGAGAAGGTTCCTCCGAGCGGGCTTGCTTTTGAGCCTCAAGCTGAGCAGCAAGACGCTGATTCACTTCCAAGGCTTTAGCAAGTAGCTCTTCAGTTTTTGGACCAGCCGGCTGGGGAGCGGGCTCAGCGGACGGAGCTTGAACCTCAGACTCACTTCCAGGCTCTTGGACAGGAGCAGACTTCGAGGCCGATGAAGCAGGAACCTGTTCTTGGCTACTAGCCTCCGGAGCCTCCGACTGGACACTCGAGCTTGAAGACTCAGCAGGGGCCTGGCCGGAAGCAGACTCAACCGCTGACTCAACCGCTGACTCTGCCTTGTCTTCAAAATCCATTCTAAAAATTGACAGAATATCATCTGCAGGGTCGGCTGCCGGAGCCTCAGGAGCTCCACTCCCAGCTCTCTCGTCTATGTCCCTGCAAATTCTACCGTAGGGTTTCCATTTATTCCAATTCATTTTTGTCTTCCTCTTTAGGTTTTGCCATACTTGCCAGGTAATCTGCGATGTCATAGGCCTGCATTAAGCCTTGCATCTGAAGTTGAAGTCGTATAGCACGCTTCTGCTGAACCTCATCAAGTAGGTCTATATTGCTTAGTATAGTAAGCTTATCGTTGACTGTCAATCCTAAATATTCAAGGAACAAAAGAAAATCTTTTGAGCCAACTAAAGTGATAAGTCTATCCAGGCGTTCACCCTGGAAAGCCGGAATCTTTGCAAAGCTAGCCAGCAAGGCCTTCCTACGCCGGCGAGCCTTCCAAGCCCGCCAAGCCTTAGAACATCTGAGATAAATCGACATTAGAACCTCCTCCTATTGAACCAACTGGAACCAAGTTACCCGCCTGAGCTTGAGCTTGCACAGTCGCGTCAGGTTGAGCCTGAACCCGGAACTGGTCTATATTTTCAGCGCCGCCCAGCTTAGCTACATACTCGAAGATTCTCGGGATGTCAAAGCTCTGCAGGACCTGAGGCTGACTTGCTGCGAATTGCAAAGCCTGTTGCCAAATATCAAACAGGGCAACCTTGTCCATAGGCAAAGTGCCATCATGCACTGGGAAGATGAAATCCCCAGTAATGTTCTGAGGGGTAATCTGGACAGGGGCTCTTGAGCCATTCTCTCCGAGAACAGCAAGCTGGAAGTCATCACTCAGATACTGCTGCAGGTTAAGGCTCCACTGCTTGCCAAGGTCAGTAAAGGCAGTCGCACTAATGTATTGGCCATGGAAAGCCAAACGGCTAGATACAGCCTCAATCGTGGCTCGAATCTCGGTCGCAGTCTTACGGCCCCCAGAGTCCTGCATTCCCCTGACATTGTCGTTGATAGCACTAAGGTCATTACCAAGCCGCATAAGCTGCTGCATATCAGCCACGTGGCCAGATGTCGTATCCACTACAGCGAGCTGCTTGAAGTAAGTCTGCACATCCACACCGAAAGCCTTAGGCTTGATGCGAATACAGCGACCTGGAACATCACTTTTCAGGTCCTTCTCTTCAATCATACTTGGGTCATAGAGGAAGCTGTTGTTGACAATCCCCTTGACATTGAAGATATGGGAGTTCAGAAACCAGGAGATACTTTCCTGGAAAGGACTTAGGTAGTCTGAGATTCCCATATTGCCAAAGCCAGAACCAATAGCATAAGGCTCACTTACTACCACGGGGTGCATGTTGTGGTCAGGCTCGTAGAGTTCAAACCTAATAATCTGGGTTTTGTTAGCCAAGGTTAGGATGAACTTGTAAGGCTTAGAATTGTCAAACCCATCGCCTAAGTCCAAGCCTATCTCCTCTGGAATCAACTCCAAGCTGCCCTCATCAATCTGGACAAAAGGGCTACCATCTCCTGGAGCCTTGAAGTCATACTGGTTGTTCAGGCTGTCCCCATTAGCCCTCAGATTGGCCAGACTTGCACCGGAGTCCCCCGGAGTCATCGTGCCAATAGAGTCCAGATAGGCATAAGTGTCCCCAGCCTTCTGTAGGCTAAACTTTCCTACGAAGCTTCGCCAGTAGACATACTCGCCCTTACGATTGACCTGGCTCATCGGCACTCTTGGGTCTGGGAAGAAAAGAAACGGGTCGATGACTTCGACAGTGTTTCCCTGGTAGACCAGTTGACTCTGTCGAACACGCATAGGTAAACCTGTCATCACATCATGAACCCAGGAAGTCCTAGGCTGGCTCTCTGTCCGGAAGGCTGTTTTCAGCACGCCCAAGCCATAGATTTCCCCATTGTAGAGAAACTGGATACCTTGAGCCACCAGCTTTGCATGGTCAGCATTATACTGAAGCAAGGCTTCCATGTTCTTAGCATTTTCAAGCAGAGCTGGGTCATTTGTGCTTACTGTGAAGATAGGCTTCCTAGCAAAGAACACCGTAGCCAGATAAGTTACAATAGTCCTAATCGTGCTGAAGCTATAGGGAACTACAATATTAGCATCCTGCTTCTTGATGCCAGTAAGCTCCTTGTCTTTGCAAGCAGTCTTGTATTTAGCTTCCCAATCCTGCACAGGCATATAGGCTTGATACTGAAGTTCCCTCATGTTCCAGCGGTTGTAAAACTGAGACATCTTGCTTTCAGACTCTGAAAGCTGGCTCTTAACTCGAGCCAGCAATTTGTTATGTGTCTCAGACTTAGGACGAATAAAATCCTTAAAGAGCTGAAGCATACTACATACCTCCTCCAAGAGCCATTAAGGCGTTCTGAATACTCTGAGCCGCAGCGGCGTCCGCCTCACTTGCAGGTTGCCCAATCGCAGCAAGGCTCTGCTCAAGCATAGCACCGATAGCCATGCGGGACTCAGGGCTCAAGCCAGCAGGCTGTGCGGTAGTGGGCTGTGGGATAGCTCCGGGAATCGGTGCTTGAGCTATCCCAGGCTGCCCACCCAACATTCCCTGGTCAGCGCCAAAAGGGTCCAAACCTTGAGCCACCATAGCCCTCTCTTGCGGGTTCAGCGCTGCAACCGCAGCCTCCATGCTAGCCTGACCTGTAATAGGCTGCACCATCCTCTGTAAATCTTGTAATCCAGGCATTTTACATCTCCCTCATAATACGAGATAAGTCTTGGAATTTCATAATGCTTTCCACAATCTTATCTTCAGATTCAGTTCCTCCTGCAAGAATAGCCCGAGCCAAGAGCTTTGCACCCTGCTTCTTTCTTTCTTGCTGTTCTTTTTCCCAGTCATCCCTAGGTTCAGGAGTTTCTAGGTCATCCATCAAGTCATCCAGTGGAAATCCACTATTCTCTGCCATACTTAAATTCTCCTCTCAGTTAAAGTCCTCCGGTTGCTCCGGCTTCACTTTCATAGTATGAGCCCTCAGCGGCTTCCCTGTCAACTTCTTTCTCCGCAGCGGCCGCATAAAGTGGTTGCAGGAGGCTAAAGCACATCGCCACCACGTCAAGATAGTCATCATGTCCTGCAGGAAATTCCATCATCTGGCTCTCCAACTCGCCAAATTCCCGCCGATGGTGCACGACCCTAGCCTTGTAACGAGGCTCCAGCTGGCCGAGAATCCTCGCACCCTTTTCCTGGTTGAACTTGAGCTTCTCCAGCTGGAACCAGTAATCCTCCTTAGCCATCTTCTCAGTGCAAAGGTCATAAAGAGCCTCTTGGTAAGCCACGGTCTCGATGCCACAGTAGAGCGGCACTTCTGCAGCATAGCCATGCCACTTGCGATGCAGCTCGAAAAGCTTATCCCTAGCCTCCTGTGGTGTAAGCCCTATCGCACCCCAGACATCCTCTACCTGGAACCTGCCAGCCGGGTAAAGTCCTACCACTGCAAAAGTCGCAGAGTCGCTTTTCTTTTTCTTCGAGATAGCCGGGTCATGGCACAGCGCCAAGGCCAATGGCCTCAACAGGACCTCCCTCTGCACAAAAGCGGGATTGAGCTTCATAGTGTCCTCTGAAACCAAGCGGTTAAAGAACTCCAGGTAGAAATGCGGTAGCTTGCCTTGGCGAGAGTAGAAAGCCTTCTTAGCTTCGAGCTTCTCCAGACTCATGTAGCTTGGGAACACAGGCTGGCCTTCATTATCCAGCACACCCAGGACCACCGTGGTAAAAGTAGGGTCACGCCCTACCTGCACAAGCAAGGCTTCATTATGCAGCAGTGTGCCGGAAAGGAAGATACCACTGGCAGGGTCCAGCTCTGCAATGGCCGGAGTGACCGAGGACATGAACCACTCCAGGGTCTTCTGCCGCTGCTCTGCTGTGGCTACGCTTTCCTCATCCTCCACGTCATCCAGAGCTATCAAATCCGGCCGATGCCCATTCACATTGCGGCCTCGAACCTGACCTCCACGCCCAGTCGCAGCAAGAACAAAACCATTAGCCAGCTCAATCTGGTCATTGTTCCAAGTCCCAGTGCCTTTCAGATTCCCATAGATGGCCTTGAGGCGGGAGTTCTCTTCAAACTCTCTGCGAATGTTCTGCAGCTGCTGACTCGCATGCGTGGCTGTTTCGCCGATGAGCAGCACAAAGTGGCGCACTTCATAGATAGCCATGAAAATGATAGCCCCATTGAAGCAAGTGGTCTTGCCAATGCCACGAGGCATCATGATTTCTGTATTCTTGGTCACGGTCAAGCTCAGACTTCCATCGGCTTCCAGCTGGAAGAGAGGCTTGCCCTTCTCAGCAGTGTCCCAGGGATTCTCCTTGTAGACAAAGTGGGAGATGATTTTATCCAGCTCGCCATACTTAGGCAGAAAATCTGTGCGACGCAGCAAAATAGCAAGCCATCCCCTATGCACCCAGCTCAGCTTGGAGGTAAACCAATTCCCTAGCACACTTTGCATGAACTCCACAGGGTCACGATAGTAGGCTTCCTGGAAAGCAAGAAGGTCTTCAGAGCTCAGTTGAGCTGGACCAAGGGCGGATGTAAGACTAGACATTGATAAGTTCTCCTATGCAATGGTAAGTATAGAGGATGCCTGGCTGAGAAGCTTCCCTCAGACTAGAAATGGCATACTTGGGTTGGTAGCGGAGATTCTTGCAGACCTGGACCATCACCACAGGCAGGCCGTAAAGCTCCTCAAGCAGAGGGCGATAGAGGTCCCGGAGCTGAATCTCCGCATCTTCGGTCTGAGTGAGCTTGACTTCCAGCAGCAGCACGTAGCTTGGCAGAACGACATAGATATCCGGCTGACAGTAGGTAGTCCCACTAGCGTCCGTAAAGCCCAGCCACTCATTGTAGTGAATACAGTCGGACTCGGTGAGAGCCCTCCGCAAGCAGCGTAGCACTGTGCGCTCATAGGTCTTGCCTTTGGCTCGGTTCCCTTTGAGCCTTGGTTGCTTGCCTCCCCAGGGATTATTCTTCAGAATCTTGACGTGACGTAGGCCCACTACCTTGTGATAATGATTCGACGACCCTGACATTATTCCCTCCTCCTAAATTCTGTTTCATCTTCTGGAGCTCTTCTCCGGTCAGCAGCACGGACACAGACTCAGTCTTAGCCACAGGGTTGAAGCCAGCCCTGTCAAGTGTGGCCTTAGTAATTTCGATGAGCTGGGTGTTGGTCAGGCTATCAGACTTAAAGTCCAGCCTATCTTGCAGCTCAGCTACAGCATCCGTGCCGAGCATGGCGAGCCGCTTACGGACATCTATGAAGACCTCCTCAGAGCGAGCTGAGTAGTAGGCCAGAAGCTCTTTGAAGCTCGGGTCCGACTTGAGGATTGAGATTCGGCTCAGGCTGTAGCCAGTGCTGGCTGCCACATCTGCTTCGGACAGACCGCTCGCAAGGAGCCTGGCAATCTCATGATGAATCTGGCGAAGCTTAGCCAGACTCGGAGCTTCGCTTGATGGGAGAGGCGCTGCGGCCCTGTCAACCAGGTCATTCACGTCGATGGCTCCCAGGACTTCAAGCTCAAGCGGACTCAGGAGTTTGCCTCTGGTAGTTTCTCTTGACATTTGGTGATTCCTTTCTTGAAAGTTGTAGAGAGCACAAGGGTCAGGCTAACTGCGGTGGCGCCTTGTGCTACGGCTATTATAAGGCCGCGGCTCGGCCCTGTCAA